AAGAACTTCTACAATTTTGGATTTGATTTACAAAACCCAAACAGAGCGTTTGTCAACAAAAATTACTACGCCTATTTTGATAATCCCGAAAGTAATCAAAAGTTTTTGTTAATCCCATCAACAGGGGGAATTAACATAAACCAAATGAATTTTGAATGTTTTGACGCAACAAATAAAATTAAAGAAGAAGTTTTCAATAACAAGGCAGTTTACAATGGAAGTGTTAGACCACTTTGGGGTGTATCACAGTTTGGTTATTTTAAAAATTCTTTAATTAAAAAACCAGCATTTAACGAATATTTAAAAGTTGTTTACACAAACAACAGTAAAAATTTAAGTTTTGAATTAAAAAATTCACAATCAACATATTCTAATATAGAAGAAATATTTGCGGTATTTGAACCAGAAATTTTAGATAAGTTTGAAAATTTGTTTTTAAACTTTTGTAACCCAACACCTGCAGTATCTGATTTAATTTTAAATGAAGAACAAACAAACTCTAATTATACTAATCCAGGTTCAGTTAGAAATGTGACAGAAAAAAGACTTTTCAATCAAATGGAATCATTATTTATGGTTCCAAAAAATAGTGTGACATTACTAAACGATGAATCACAAGATGGTTTACTTTTGGCGGAAAAACAAATATCTAACTTTTTTCCAAAAGTGGTAGATTTTTTAAATTTTGAATGTGTTCTTAAAATGGGTAACCCCGGTAATTTTAAACGAAGAGTTTTTAATTATATAAGTAACAATCCTACATTCCAACCTTTAAACCCTTTAACTCTTAATCCATATATACCTGGTTCTTTACCTGGTGACGGAACAGTCGGTTCACCTACATTAGCAACAAGTATTGCAAACAACAGAGATGCGTGGAACGCTCTTAGAAAATATGTGGGAGTTTTTAACCAAACACCATTCCAATATACAGATACGGGAAGTGTAATTACAGATTTTTTTACGGCAAATAATGGAATGGATATTGAGTTTACAGAGGCAAACGTTGAGGCGTTATTTCCACTAATTAGATTATTTGCGAAACAAAAGGCTGAAGACACAGCTTTAAATAAATTAAAATTTCAACAATCAATTAATAATTTTTTATTACAACAACAAAATTTTAATGCTGAAAATTTAACACAAACTTTCAATAGATTAAATACTGACTTACCTACAACAACAACTAATACAACACCTATTAAAAATGCGACTTCAGGTGATGTTGGTAAGTTAGAACAATATTCTGTTTTAAAAACAATGAATGATAAATGGATTTCAGGTACTGATTTTTTAAATAAAACAATATTTGAAGATTTTTTATTTCAAGATAAGGCTGGTCGAGATATTGGTGATGAGTTTACCATTGACTTAGAAAAAATTAAAGGTTTTTTAAAATCAAATGACAACCAAAATTATTTGTCATTAATATCTAAAATATGTTCGGAAAATAATATGGTTTTCTTTGCTTTACCCGCATACGTTAATTTTTACGGTATACAACAGGCGGTAGCAAAAAGTACACCATTACCTGTTGATGCAACTGAAACATTGTTTGGGACTTTTTTGGATGTCGATTATTTAAAAGCAACCCCAAAATTTTTATTACTATATACGGGTAAACCGTCAGAGTTTGTTGCAAGTAATTCTTCATTTTCAAAGTTTGCAAGTGATACATTTGATATAAGAAAATCTTCAGACAACCCATTAAGGGTACCATCTAACCCCGAGGAAGACTACTCCAAAAAAAATAGAGTAGTAGGATTTAGTGTTGATTACGGAACTCAAAACCAAAGTATTTTCAAAAGTGTTTCGATAGATATGTCTGAAAAGAAAAACACCGCAGAATCAAATAAATTACAAGCACAATTTGGAGCATCTGTATCAGGAGACAAAGTCGCACAACAATCCGTTTCACTTTATAGTATATATAAAAGTAGGAGTTATAATGTTAGTATTGAAATGATGGGAAATGCTATGATTCAACCAACCATGTACTTCAACTTAAGACATGTACCATTATTTTATGGGCCCTACATGGTTTTATCTGTAAAACACAGTGTTACTCAGACTAAATTTTCCACAACGATTTCAGGACCAAGAATATCAAGATATAGTTTACCACAACCAAACAGTCTATTAGACACAGTCAATCAAAATTATATAAACGCATACAAAGAATTGATATTAAAAGAAGTTAAGACAACAGAACCAATTACAAATGTGAACACACAACAAGGTACGGTACAACCTGGAGCTTTACAAAGTCCTGAAAATATTTGTCTTTCTGCAACGACGTTTACAACTACACCATTTGTTGGAATTAATATAACACCAATAACAGTTGAAGATTTAAAAACTTTACTAACAACAAATATTCCGGCAACCCAAGAAAAACTACGACCTCTTTATTTTGGTATTGCATTTACTAGAATAAATAATAAAATTGACCAAGTTGTTTGTAACCCACCAAATTATAATCTATATGAAATATCAACTTCAAACAACTATACTGCAGATTTAAATGCTCTTATATCCCAACAAGTGTGTTTAACAACAGCATTAGAAAATGATACATCATCTAGACCTTACGCATCGTTCTCAGACTTTGTAGTACCAACACAATTTATACATGCTCAAGTTCAAAGTTTTTTACCTATTATAGAACAACTAAAAACTTTCAGTACAAATACCACAGATGTTGAAAAATATGCAGAAGCTTATACGTTATTTACTTTATTTTGGTTTGAAGGAAGATTTGTTAGTCCTGGAGGTGGAGTAGGTGTATATACTAATTTACCAACCACAACGAACGATTTCATAACTAGAAAAAATGACAAAGTAAATTCGTCGTTCCCTGACATACAAGATATTTATAATAGATATTTTGTCCAATTTAAAAATAGTTATGGTATATTTTTCCCATAACATAATATTTATATAAAAAAAACTATGGAAATAAAAATGTTATTAGATAATTATCTAAGAAAAGATACAAAAATTACTCAAAGAGATAAAGGTAATGGGTATCAAGAAGTTTGTGATTTGGAAACTGGTGATTGTTACACAATTAGAATGAAAGATGGTCTAATTGAAAGAGTAGACAATACGATGAAAACAAATAGAACATTAAAAGTCGAAACTCCACAAGGGGTTAAAACATTATTAAATGGGTAAAAATGAGTATAGAAAGACAAATTTTAGAAGAGTTAAAACGTTTTAACCAAATTACAGGATATATTAATGAACAAGAAGTTGCACCACCCGCACCTGATGCAGGAGGAGCTCCACCCGCACCTGACGCAGGAGCAACACCACCAGCTCCCGATGCCGGAGCAACACCACCAGCACCTGACGCAGGAGCACCCGCAGCTGACGCAGGAGGTGCTGACACAATACCCGAACCTGTAGATGTTGAGTCAGACCCTGATGTTGAAGAAGTTGATACAAAAAAAGATGAAGAAGAAGAGGGTACTGAAGAAATAGATATTACAGATTTAGTAACAACACAAGAAGAAATTAAAACCAAACAAGAAGAGTTCATGGATAGTATGTTTTCTAAATTGAATGATTTAGAAACAAAATTAAATCAGATGGACCAAATAATGTCAAAAATTGATTCAATCGAAAGTAAAGTAGAAAAAAGTAGACCTAAGTCACCTGAAGAAAAATTGATGTTACGTTCACTTGATTCTTATCCTTATAATCAAAAATTGACAGATTATTTTGAAGACAAAAAAGAAGACTTTGAAAAACAAGGGAAAGAAGAATATATCTTAACTTCAGATGAGGTTGAAAACTATTCACCTAATGAAGTTAAAAAAACATTTGGTATTTTTGACCAAGATGATGATGAAAATACTTACTAATTATTTTTCATAATTATATTTTTGAGGGAAGAATTATCTTCCCTTTTTTATTTGACAAAAACGAAAGTTCACTTATATTTTTCATAGATAAAAGAGTAATAATTAAAAATTTATTTATGGCAAATTCAGTATTAGATTCAGTACTTGCTCAGTACGAAAAAAATTCAACATCGAGCAACAGCACAAAAACAAACATTTCTCAAGAAGACAGATTGAAGAAATATTTTTCCGCAATTCTTCAAAAGAATGAAAAATCCGCATCACGAAGAATCCGTATCTTACCTACAAAAGATGGTTCATCACCATTTGTTGAAGTTTGGTACCATGAAATCCAAGTAAACGGACAGTGGGTTAAGTTGTATGACCCCGAGAAAAACGACAACGACCGTTCACCATTAACTGAAGTTTATAACGAATTAATTTCGACAGGTAAAAAAGAAGACAAAGAATTGGCATCACAATACCGTTCACGTTTATTTTACATTGTAAAAGTTATTGACCGAGACAATGAACAAGATGGTGTTAAGTTTTGGAGATTCAAACACAACTACAAACAAGAAGGTGTTTTAGATAAAATCCTACCTATTTGGAAAGCTAAAGGTGATGTAACTAATGCCGAAAAAGGTCGTGATTTAATTATTGAACTTACAAAGGCAAAAACACCACAAGGAAAAGAGTACACAGTAATCCAAACTATTATGTATGATGACCCACAACCACTACATGAGGATAAGGCAATCATGGAAGGATGGATTCAAGATGAATTAACATGGAATGATGTATATTCTAAAAAACCTGTAGAATATTTAGAGGCGGTCGCAGTTGGTGAAACACCAATGTGGTCATCTGAACTTAAAAAATATGTTTACGGTGAAGCGGCTGAAATTTCACTTGGAGGTTCAAAACAAGAAACAACACCTGTTGTTGACCCACAAGCAAACGAAGAACCATCAGAAGATTTACCATTCTAAATCAAAAAAACATAATCGGGCTTTGTACCTAAGCCCGATTTTTATTAACTTTAAAAAATTAAAAAATGAACACATTTTTAGCAGAAAAATTAAAAGATGCTCTTGTGAAAAAATACGAGTCTGAAATTGCAGATGCTGAGGCAAGATTATATGTATATTTTACAAACCCTGTAGGAATTGGTGAGCACCCACAACACACCGAAGAAATGGATAATTTGGTTGAACAACTAACTAATGCAAACGACAAGTTGGAAACTATTAAAAACTTTAAAATTTACGAACTGTAATGGCTATTAAGAAGAATGACTTTGGGTCTTTGAAAAAAAAGTTTTCCACCTCTGCAAAATATAAACCACAAAGATTCTTTGACCTTGGTGCTCCGTTTTTGGATGCAGTTGGTCTACCTGGTCCTGCTATGGGACACATCAATATGTTCTTAGGACATTCAGATACAGGTAAGACTACAGCATTAGTTAAAACTGCGGTTGATGCTCAAAAGAAAGGTATTTTACCTGTATTTATCATCACCGAACAAAAATGGTCGTTTGACCACGCTAAGTTGATGGGGTTTGAATGTGAAGAAGTTGTTGATACAGAAACGGGAGAATTAGAGTGGGACGGGTTCTATATATTCAATAATAACTTTGATTATATTGAACAAATCACAGATTACATTAATGATTTGTTAGACGCTCAAGAAAAGGGTGATTTAGATTATTCATTGTGTATTATGTGGGACTCAGTTGGTTCTGTTCCTTGTAAAATGACTTACGAGGGTAAAGGAGGTAAACAACACAACGCAAGTGTTTTGGCCGACAAGATTGGTATGGGTATTAACCAACGTATTTCAGGTTCACGTAAAGCGGACTCTAAATACGAAAATACCCTAATCATTGTTAATCAACCTTGGGTTGAATTACCTGACAACCCATTTGGACAACCTAAAATTAAGGCAAAAGGTGGCGAGGCTATTTGGTTGAACTCTTCATTAGTATTCTTATTTGGAAATCAAAAAGGTGCTGGTACTACAAAAATTACAGCAACTAAAGATAAGAGAACTGTGAAGTTTGCATCAAGAACTAAGGTGTCTGTTATGAAAAACCACATCAACGGACTTGGTTTCGAAGATGGAAAGATTATCGTAACACCACACGGGTTCTTACCGGGAAAAGAAGCTTCCGAAGAA